CTTCCGCTACGGTCATCGTCGCCCTGATGACACTCAGTTTATCCGGCGCGTCCTCGCCGTAAAAACTGTTCCCGCCATAGTGAAAATGCCCGTAGCGCAATCTCGGCCAAGGATACAGGTCGGCGAATGATAAGCAGGCGCGAGTTAAGAAATTACCCTCGCCGGAATCATCAATGCTGCCATAGTTATCCTTGTGCCGCAGTGCCAGCGAGAGATTCCACAAACCGCCGTCTTGTATGCCACGCTCGACGCCGTATGCAAACTCTCCGTATATGGCCTCGCCGTAAAGCGCCGGAAACTTATAAATCTCCTCCATTTCAGCCAACGTTGCCGTGATAATACTCAGATAATCCGACGCATCCTCGCCGTAGCACCTGCCGGTACCGTAGTCGAATTGGCCGTACCGCAATCCCTGCCACGGGTAAAGGTCGAAGAATGACAAGTATGTTTGAAGCAGAAGATTATCCTCAATGTCGCCAAGTTCGTCCTCATACCAGAGCGCCAGCGCAAGACTCTCCAAGTGAGTGCGGGTCGATTTCGTTGTGTTCCAGGCTCGCCTTATTAATTCGCGGCTGGCCGGTGAGAAATCAAAGCTATCCCCGATCCATACATTCAGGCGATCAACGCCGGGCTCCCCACCAAATGTAAACCACTCTTCATACAAGACTTGGAAACCAAGGTCTGTGAATAATCTGCGAACCGCCCACGGCGTCCCCATCTTACGATGGACCATTATCGCCGACTTAACGATGTTCCTTTTCGCCTGAATATTCATTGTGATCGGCTCGTAAAAATCAGCGTGGAACTGCCACGCCAAAAGGTCCAGGACCGGCTCAGGGAGCTCGTCAATCAGCGAATAAATGAGCGCCTGCTTGATATCGTCGGAGACGCCGGTGAGCTCCGGATCGAGTGCGGCAATCATAGCGAGGACTTGAGGATCACCGAGAATCGAGGACGGAAGAATATCGGCCAAGGATAAGCCGTAAAGTTTTTTAGCCATCCTCAACCCCTCCGTATACCACGTTAATTGATGCCGGAATAGCCACTTGATCGACCTCAAGTACCGTGAAAGATGGCGAATTAACCTCCACGCGCTTGGCCCCAGCCTCCACCATGCGAGCTATGAGCACGGACGGGTTGATATCCCTGCCCAGCGCCGTGCGCTGCCAGTATGCCCAATTTTCGGCGGCTTTCGGTACCGCCTGTTGGATGCTGGCCGCCGCAGTGACGTTCGAGCGGTCGAGATACCAAGTCACGTCGAGATCGTATTCAATCGGCGTCGGTGAGAGCACCTCGACGAGCTCCGACGTTGGTCGAACATCATCCGCGCCGAGAGCCTTAATCACATCATCTATTATTTCCTGTGTCGGCAATTGGCCGTCGATCAGCAGCGGAAACACATGCACAACGCACGGAGACGGCGAGTAAACCTCGACGTCGATGATGAGCTGAGAGGCCGTGCGCGCCCAATATTTATAGGCGCCGGTAGGCCCTGCAACGGAGAATGATTCCGGAGCCAGGTTGATTCGCTCCCGTAAGTTTTCGTCTTCCTCTATTTCGGCGCCGCCCGCCGATTCGGTGATGTTTGTGATCGATGCCACCCACGGCTGAGGGTCCACAAGCCTGTTGATCTGTTTCGGCAACAGGCCATTGGGAGCAGTACCGGTTTCGAGCGCAAGTGCGCGCACCTCGCCAGACGTTAAACCGGGAGCTATTTCGAGATCTGCTTCTGTTGCAAAGTATATTTCGGCGGCGCTCGGCGCAACGCGCGTCCCGGCCGGAATTACGACCGTAAATGCCTGTTCCGCCGACAGATTAAACTGAACCGTCGCTCGCGAATATTGCGCGGACAGGCGCTCCACGCCGACCAAAGCCCCGAGATGATCGAGGCGTGGGCCTGTTGCGTAAGCGAGCAGGTTTTGTTTCGCCGTCCAGTCGATTAAATTGCGCTGGATGATAATCATCTCCGCGATAGAGAGCAGGAACAGCCGCCGAGGATCGGCCGGATACAGGGTTATTCTTTCGCCGGTCGCCTCGTGATAAGCCGTCTCATACGCCGAAATAACAGCGGTCTTGAGCGTATCAGGGTCTTTCTCCGTGAAATCAATATAGGGCAGGTTGTGTAACTTCAATTAATCACCCCCCTTGCTATGTCAACGCTGAGGACGGGATAAAACGTTCCTTCCCGCCCCTTTTCTTCGTTTCTCCGAAATTCGATTTTTTTAATTACCGCTCGCGGCTCGTACCGCCGCACCTGCTCTACAGTGTGCACCTTGAGACGCGCCATAGCGTCCGGCGCCGGGCGGTCAAGGAAACTCGCCTCTATACCGAGTGCGCGGTCAAGCGGTACGCTGTACTTTACCGTCGCAATCAAAGTTCGGATGTTTTGCAAAATCTCCTCGACCTCGGTCGCCGGCGCGAAGTCAATCTCCACGATCTCGGCGCCTGTAATTAAATACGACATCACAATTCCCTCTCCGCATAGTGTTTTAGGGACAGCGTTACATCCGTCACCCTCAGCTCACCCTTACCGCCAAAATGCGACGTAGCCTCGCCGAGGTTATCAACGTAATATTTACCGATTACCTCATCACCGATGATGAGCGTGGACACCTGCCCGGTATCCACCATCTCCTCTATCGCCGCGAGCTCTTCCTCGATTGTGCTGTCTCCAAGAAAAATCGCGTTAAGGGTTATAGGTAGGGAGATTGATTTCTGGCCGGGACCGATAAACTCCGCGACGGGCTCGTGACCGAGTATGTTATGGACCGCCCATCGAGCCGGTACGGTTTTCGTGAGTTCTCTGAACGTCCGAATGACTTCATCTGAGACTTCGAACGCAATATCGCCGAAAGCGCCGACTTTCATGATGTACCCCCATCATAATCAATAAGCTACCTCCAAGAGCTCCGCGCCCTGGTTGTGAGTGCCGACCTCTCCGCAAACCTCACATTGTGTAACATGACCGACGAGCGTCACCGGCAGGCCCTCGCAATCAATAAGCCCGGCGCCCTGGATGGAGCTGAACGTCCCTCCGTGCGGGCAATTCGTCGGCCCCTGATGCGTCGAGAGATGGACGTCTCGTCCTTCGATCTCGAAAATCGCCGATCCCTGCGCATTTGTTCCGCTTCTGCTGTGCGGGCAACAGTCAAGCCCCAGATCGCAAACACCCTCGGTCGAATGCCCTACGGTCGTCGCTAACGGCATTTACTTTCCTCCCTTGGTAATCCGGACTTTTATCGCCGGCATCAGGTCGATATAGCCGTCTGCCATCCTGATAACACTCCCGAAATGGTCTTTTATTTCAACGATGTGTTTATTTCGGTCAACCGAAAGCGTCGTACCATCCTCAAAAGTAGTTACCCGCACGTCGGGGTCTTTTACCTCCGGCGGGTTTTTTGCGTCGTATACGCATCCCAGAACGACGCCGCTCTCCAGCCCATTGCCGTAAGTCATACACTGCACGTGCTCGCCGACGTCGAGATGTGACTCGTCCTTATTTTTCAGCGTATTCGGTACAATCACCTGAAAAGGATTGGACACGAGATCATCGTGGTCCTTAAAAACAATCCTCGCCGTGTGGGTCTCCGGATCGTATGAACTCACATGGCCGTCGCGGAGTGATAAAGCTTCATTGGTAGACATCAAAACCACTATCCAGTTGCGGCCGCGCCGCTCCCCGGCGCCCGCTTGATTTTTTCTTTTCTTTTTTCTCTTTCTTCGACGGTCCGCCCTCGCGGATATCAATTCGTGTTGTGTAACCGCTGCCGCCGTAAGAGTGTTTAGCGGATTCTAAAAAATACGTCCCGTCAAACTTGCCGTAACCGGCTATTCCCACGTTTACGCCGCCGACCAGACCGAGATCACCCATCAGGGTAAACGAGCCCGTCGTCTCTTTTTTATTTTCCTCGTGCAGCTTGTTCTTCGCGAGATTTTCAGCCTCTGCCTGGCTTTTTACCCGCTGATTTATTTGCAAAGTTTGACCGCTTTCCTCCACGCCGCCGTCGGTATATACCGCGAAGTGGGTTTCATCCAAATCGATATCGTTGTATTTCGCGGTCGCGGATTTATAGGTTCCGGCAAGCTGAGTGCCGATTTCCATGTTGATGATGCGAGGATCACCGCGCGTAATGGTTTGCACAGGCTCATTCCCCTCGTACTCAATCTCATCGAAAATGACAACTTTCTCGTCGGTCGCCTTGAGCGCGAAGGCTTCATCCTCACAAAGTTTCATCAAAAAACCAAGATCGTCCTGTTTGACTTGATTGCGCGTGTCGTACAGCGGATCGCGGCTTGGCAGATATTCGAGTGATAGGCCGGCTTGACCAGCGATATCTGCGGCGATGCCGGAGAGGGTATAATTCTCCCAATTCCTGTTTTTTAGATCATTCCGCAAGCCCGTACTTCGCGGCGCCGCCGTCGCCTTGATAGACACCTGCATCGGAGGCTCCGACACCTTGACGTCATCAATCTCAAACGCGCCGCAATAAAGCGACTTCGACGTGTCCGGCTCCGTCCAGTTTTCCGTGATGATGGTGGCTGAAATCGTATCGCCCTTGTCCGGCAACCACGGATCGCGCCAAAGGCCCTCGCGGTCCTCAAGCGTGATCTGCAGATCATCGGCTTCACCGCTGGCTTTATCGGTATATTCAAAACTCAATAAATAAGGGGCGATATCCTCGGAGATATCCGCCCCTTCGTAGATTAGCCGGATTAACGTTCTTCTCGGGTCTTGCACTTCGGCCATAACAGATCACCGCCGCTTCCATGGTGGAAGATTAGCCACAACCGGAATATCAATCTCCGGAACCGCAAGAATTACCCCAGCCCCAAAGATAATCACCTCTCGGTGATCCGGATTAGCCTCCAGCAGCCGTCCCATACACATTTCGCGACCGACGCGAGGATAGAGATTGTAAGCGATTAAGTCCCACGTATCGCCTTGGCGTGTTCTGTATGTGGCCATCAATATCTCACCCTCCGTTGCTGATCGCTCGCTCTCTTGAGCATCCTCGGCAGCTCCGGCTCGACGACGCTCAGAATCTGTCTTGCGATATCCTCGCCGTCCGCACCCGCTCCGGCTTGTACGGTAATGCTGAAAGATATGTTCGGCGCTTCACCGGCCATCGCGAACCCGGCCCGCTCGCCGGTAGTTCTCCAAATGCTCTCGCCCCCTGAATTCCACGGGATGATCGATTCCGTCCCAGCCTCGCCGAAAATACCCAATTGCGGGCGTGAGAATATACCGCCTTCGGCGAACTGTGGAATTTGAGGAACGCCTATTACTGGCAGTTTGCCGAAACCCGGGAAGCCTCTTATCGTATCAAGCGCCGAATTTATGGCCTCGAATGGCGCGGCTACGACGGTATTGATACCGCGAATAAGACCGTTGACGATGCCCTTGAACGCTTCTAGTATTCCCTCTGTGATGCCACCGAATATCTCCCCACCTGCGGTAAACGCGTTCTTTATAGCCGCCCACGCGCCGCCGAAAGTGTCGGAAACAAGGCCGGCAACGTTCGAGAAAGCGTTTTCGATACCACTCCAAGCCGCATTTGCGGCATCCACAAGACCGTCGAAAAGATTTGTCGCGATCTCACCGACGAACGAGCCCTTTAGAGATTCCCAGCCTTCGGCAAGGGTATCCTTCGCAGAATCCCATCCGGATGAGAGCCAGTCCCACGCGAAAGTCAATCCTCCGGTAAACCAGCCTTTGATTGTTTCCCAGCCTTGAGTAAGTGTTTCGAAACTTTCACCCCAGCCGGACGTCAAC